TTATGGCTATCCAGAACTCCCTCAAGCCAGGTGAGACAGCCAACAAGTATGTTGCTCCAGTGCTACAAACATTATCTGCTGGTCTTGAGACCAACGTTGGCATTAAAGATCCTCTTGCGATTCAAGTTCTTAACTTCAAAGATGAGAACGGCGAGTACAGACTGCCAAACGAGTTTGAGATGCAAAACATTATCAAGAACGATAAGCGTTATGAATCTACATCGACAGCAATTAATACAGCAGTCAATATGGCTCAATCACTAAAGAATGCGTTAGGTTAACAATGGCTATTAAAACAGGTCGTGCTTTAGTAGATGGTGGTGGAGAAGGAGTTGTTACTCCAGCAAAAGTAGAAACACCTAAAGCACCTGCAACGGTTGAAACCCCTGCCACAATGGTTCCTAAACTTAATAATCTTGTAGATCAACTCGGAAAAGCACTTACAGATCTCTATGTATCTCAGGGTCTTAACCCTGATGGAACTCAGAAGCCAGCACCAATTATTACAACAACTCAAAAAATGCAGCAAGAACGTGCCATTGCAGCAGGGCTATCACTTGAAGAAGCCGCAGGCAATCCTATATTTAACAAGGCAGTACAGCCAGTAGCACCTGCAGGATTCCGTTATACATGGATCGGTGGCACTGATACTGGACAGTGGAAACTGTACCAGAATACAGGTAGCACAGGAGCAGGCGCTGGAATGGGCGGTGGCGGTGCTACTGGTGCTGGTGGTGGTGACACAACTACAACATCTGCAACTGGCACACCATCTACAAGCGTAGATGTTCTAAAGGCGCTACTCAAGGCTCAGGGATTATCATCAAGGATACTTGATTCATCAACATCATATCTTAATTCACTTCTTAAAGAAAACATTGAGTACGACAACGCTATTGCATTGTTCCTCAATACTAAAGAATACACACTCAAGAATGGAACTAAGATAACCTCACCGTTCTACTCAGAGTACGGGTATCTTAACGAGGGTCTTGCTACCCCTAAAGAAGCAAGCGAACTATTTAACGCTGTCGAAGGCTACAAGTCACTCCAGCAAAAGTACGGTTTCAGCGATAAGTACCTAAGCACAGAGTCACTCAAGAACTATGTAAAGAACAACGTTACAGTCCTTGACCTAGATGAACGCGCTAATACTGCACGTTTGGCTGCTATTCAAGCAGACCCAGCAAAGACAGACGCTCTTATCAAGTTGGGCTATATTGCTAGCAAGGAAGGTCTGCAAGACTTCTATCTTGATTCAAAGATCGGCAAGGAACAACTTGAGATCAACAGAAACACAGGAGCATTTGTAGCCGAGGCTATCCGTCGCTCTGCTACTGGTATCTCAACAGCCCCTGGCCAGATCGAAGGCATGAAGGCTCTGGCTGCAACTCTTACAGAGAAGGGTTACACAGAGGCTCAGATCGCTCAACTTGCATCTACTGGATTTGAAGAGATCGGAAAGACTCTTGAGCCACTGACTAAACTAGAGAATATCTACGGAGTCAAGGCAGACAAGGAAGCCATCCAAAAGGATCTCCAAACAGAAGAGTTCCTAGGAATGGCATCTGAACTGCGTAAGCGCCGTAAAGAGCAAGAAGAACTTTCATTCAAGCGCAAGTCAGGCACTATTGGTGCTAGCCGTGCTTCGGGTGGTTCTCTAGGCACACGCTCCTCAATCGGAGCAATATAAAAGAATTCCATTGGACCCATCGGCCCCAATGGTGTATAAGACCGATAGTACGAGCCAACTTGGATCCCCTTCCAATCTTGAGGCGTACGCCAACTACTAACAAGGGAGAGGTTGCTATGAGCAACAACCGCGACAACATCAACTGGGATATCGAAGACGAAGATGACGAGGATTACACCCCGACATACGATAACGATACCGATCTAGTAAAGAAACTCCGCAAAGCGTTAAAGGCCGAGCAGCGCAGAGCAAAAGAACTAGAGACCAACCTAGGAGAACTGAGCAAGGCTCAGAAAGAGCGGATCTTAAAAGATGTTTTTACATCTCGTGGTGTAAACGCAAAGATCGCAGCATTCGTTCCAAATGACATCGAAGCAACAGAGGAAGCAATTTCTTCTTGGATCGACCAGTATGCCGACGTGTTCGGTATTCAGCAGGACGCTCCAAAGGTATCTGAACAAGATATCGCTTCAATGCAAAGAATGAACAATCTGCTAACTAATGCAGAAGCACCAGGGACTTCAGATGATATTGCAAATCGCCTAGCGAATGCATCTTCTGAAGAAGAAATTCTAACCATTCTCAGCGGTCAATAAACCGCAAACTAACCAGAAAGGAGATATCAGCAAATGCCTGATGTCTTTTCCACTTCAACCACTGGGTTAGGTTCCAATCTTGTAACCATGGCGTACGACAAGTTGATCGAACTCAACTTGCGTTCAACACCACAGTTCCGCGCTATCGCGGACAAGAAGGTCGGAAACCCAACTCACGATGGTTCTTCAATCCGTTTCCAGTTCTACAACGATATTGCTGACACCTCAATTGCAGGTGCAACACTCGCTGAAACTGTAGATCCAGATGCAGTAGCAATGCCAGCAACTACAACCCTAGATGTCGCACAGACAGAACTAGGTCGCGTAGTTATTCCAACACGTAAGTTGTCACTTATGTCACTTTCAGATGTTGATCCATGGATTGCTAACGCAGTTGCGTTCAACATGGCAACAACACTTGATAACGGTATCGCTGCTGTTCTTGATGCAGGTACAAACGTTATCCGTGAGTCTGCTGGCGCACTTTCAACAACTGCTGCTAAGTCAACAATCGTAGCATCAGATACATTTAAAGGACGCGACGTACGTTACGCTGTAACTAAGTTGCGTGCTGCAAACGTTGTCCCACGTGGCGGAATGTATGTTTCATACATCCACCCAGAAGTTTCACATGATCTCCGTACAGAGACAGGAAACAACATCTGGCGTACACCACATGAGTACCAGAACGTCGGACCACTCCTTGCAGGAGAACTCGGCGCATGGGAAGGTGTCCGTTTCATCGAGACACCACGCATGACAAACTCAATCTCAGGTGGTGCTCTAACAGCACTTGCTACTGCTCCTGCAGTAAGCGGTGTTTCAGGCGCATTCACAATCGTCGTTGCAAACGGCGCATTCGGTGGACTCGCTGAGGTTGGAGATGCTATCTCTGGAACTAACGTAGGTACTGATGCTTTGATTACAGCAATTTCAGTTGGTACAACAAACACAACACTTACAGTGTCTGTTGCTAACTCAGGAACTGTTGGAACAAACACACTTACAGTTACTCCAAAGGCACGTGTTTACAACACTTACGTACTCGGACAGCAAGCACTTGCTGAAGCAGTATGGAAGGAACCAGGCATTGAGTTTGGTAACGTTGTAGACAAGTTGAACCGTTTCCGCCCAGTCGGCTGGCACGGTATCATCAACTGGTCAATCTTCCGTCAAGAGGCGCTATACCGCATCGAGACTGCTTCATCAGTTCGTCCATAATCTAAGTAATTAGACGGGTGGGTAGGGGGCAACCCCTACTCATCAGTAAAACGGCTTAGGAGGCTATATGACATACAGATTCACAACTCCAACAGTGAGTGAAGGTCCATTAGGGGAAGGCTCACTATTTGAGCGTTTTCGCCTTACAAGAGGTGTTAGCGTCATTAAGATTGATGGGGAATATTATGAGTTGCGAAACCCTTCTACTGAGGAGATAGCAGCAGCAGAGGCTTTCTATCTAGGTGGAATCACCTATGACGTAAGCCCAGGAGAGAAGGCTAGCCTAGAGGCAGCAGGATATACAGTGGAGACAGTATGAAACATTGGGAACATCATCCAGAACCGATAGATGGTTGCTTTGGTTGCAAGGCACTAGGGCTACAGATGAATGCAGGGGACGCTTCCTCACAGAAGCAAACAAGTAACAAGAAGTGGGAAGGCGAACTAGAAGCCTACCGCAGAGCAAGGGCTGAGGGTATTCAGCCATCAGGTACATCAATGAAAAAGATCCAAGAGGCTCGCAGAGCATCTGACGCTATGGGCAAAGCCTATGACGCCAATACTATGCCCAGCACAAACTTAATACAAAACAAGACAGTAGCCAAACTAAACGAAGTAGGAGCAATCTAATGCCAAAAGTAGGAAAGAAAGAATTCGCATACACCGCTAAGGGTATGGCTATGGCTAAGGCCGAGGCTAAGAAGACCGGCAAGCCAATGAAGAAGGCCGCTAAGAAGAAGACTGCTAAGAAGAAGCCTGCCAAGCGCGGACTATTCGGTGGTATGTAATCATGCCAGGCATGAAGAAGAAGGCTACGCCTTCACCTAAGCCAAAGAACACTGGTCCAATACTTGTCCTTCCAAATGGAAGTACTGTTGGTCTTAGAGATCTTGGTAAGGTAAAGCCAACTCCAAAGGCTACCGCCACACCTAAGCCAAAGGTTACTTCAAACCCAACTTGGCAGCAGCAACAGAAGAAAGCAGAAGCCGAACTTCTTAAAAGGCGTCAGGCTGATGCTAAGCGTACTGGTTCTTGGCCGAATGGTTACACCAACTAAAATGGACCCAAGACTAAAGCGAGCAGGAGTATCTGGTTTTAATAAACCAAAGCGTACACCGACTCATCCTAAGAAGTCACACGTAGTTGTGGCTAAGGAGGGCGGGAAGGTTAAGACTATCCGCTTTGGTCAGCAGGGCGTGACTGGTGATAGAAAGCCAACTGCACGTCAGGCATCATTCAAAGCGCGTCATGCTAAGAACATTGCTAAAGGTAAAATGAGTGCAGCCTATTGGGCGGACAAGGTGAAATGGTGAAAAAGAAATCTACAGTTAACGCTGCTGGTAACTACACCAAGCCAGCAATGAGGGCTGCTTTGTTTAAGAAGATTAAGGCTGGTTCTAAGGGTGGGGATCCTGGAGAATGGTCTGCGCGTAAGGCACAGTTACTTGCCGTGCAATACAAGAAGGCAGGCGGGGGCTACAAGTAATGGCACTTGCTAAATCGCAACAATCCCTAAAGAAGTGGACCGCTCAAAAGTGGAAAACTTCTGATGGTAAACCATCTAAAGGGAAAAAAAGATATTTACCCACAGCCGCTTGGGAGGCATTAAGCCCTTCTGAAAAAAGAGCAACCAACAAAGCAAAAGCAAAGGGTAATGCAAAGGGTAAGCAGTTTGTAAGACAGCCCAAGAAGATAGCAAAGAAAACCTCACAATACCGATAAGGAAAAATCATGAAAAAGATGACAAGCGGCGGACAACCTTCGGGATACAAGAACCCATCAGGGTCAAAGAAGGCATCAGCAATTAAGGTAAGTCAAGCAACAATTGACAGCATTAAATCAGCAGGAATGGCTGCTGCTCTCAAGAAGGCAGCAGGCGGAGCAAGTGCTGCATACGTCGAAGGCGTAAAGCGCATGTACGGTGCAAGCCGTCTAAGCGCAGCACAGGCTAAGGTAAAGAAGGCAGCACCAGGATCTGGTTCTGGAACTGTCAATCCTAAGCAGGCAGGACCAAAGGGTCCATCAACATCATATTCACCAGCACCAAGAAAAGCGTCAACATCGTATTCGCCAGTCAAGAAGGCTGCTCCTGTTAAAAAGAAGTCAGGCACAACAGATCCATTCGCTAAATTCGTAATGGATGTACCTCGCGCTCTGGCACAACCTTTCAAGAAAAAGAAGTAACTCAAAACTAAAGGACGTTAAATGACAACCACCTATACCAATATGGTAGACGAAGCACTGCTTAATCTATCTGGTTATACATTGAGGCAGGATCGTAGTACCCACCTTACGCAAGAAATATCAGCATCTGGCCTAACTCTTAACTTGGCAGATGTCTCAAACATTGGTAAAGGTGTTGTCGAGATTGACGAAGAACTACTTTGGATTGATAGTTATGATCGTGTGTCGAATACCGCTACTGTGGC